GAAACCTACAAGGCGCTTGAGGTTCTCGAGAGCTCTGCCGGTGAGCTCGACCGTCTGTTCAAGCTGGTGGCTAACGGCCAGGCTACCGACGCCGAGAAGCTGCAGCTGCGCCAGCAGGTAGCCCTGCACGGCATGATCCAGAAGGGCGTGAAGGGTATCCAGACTGAGACTGCCCGCGCCCTGGCAGTGTTCCGCATCCCGCGTGACGGCAATACCGACGCGATTCGCCAGGTGCTCGACGAGTACGGCGGCGACAAGTCGCTGACCGACATGGCCCGCGCCTACCTGACGCTTGAGACACGCGCTGCCCGCAACCAGTTGGTCGAGCAGTCGATGATGTCCGGCGTCAAGGATGTCTGGTTCTCCACCTTCATCAACGGGCTGCTGTCCAGTCCAGTGAGCCACGCCAAGAACATCCTGGGCAACAGCATGTTCGGCATCTACCAGATCCCCGAGCGCTTGGTCGCATCGTTCTATAGCAATACCCTGCCCGCGGGCGTGCGCAGCTGGAAGGCACTGCTGCCTGGTAGCGACGCTGACAAGATCGCCTATGACGAAGCGCTGACGATGGTGCAGTCGCTGCGCAACGGCGTGGTCGAGGGGCTCACGCTGGCGTCTGATGCGTTCAAGAAGAACCAGCCCAGCGATCTGCTGACCAAGATCGAGCTGCAGCGCACGCCCCAGGAATCAATGGGCGAAACCCTGCAGCGAATCAGTGGCGTCGGCCAGAATACCTGGATGGGTAAAGCATTCGACTACTACGGTACGGCGGTGACGCTGCCCGGTCGGATGATGATGACCGAGGACGAGTTCTTCAAAGGCGTGTTCTACCGGATGCACTTGAACACGCTGGTCACGCGGCGCGGCAAGCAGGTATACCGCGATTCGGTTGCCGCTGGGATGAACGAAACTGACGCGCTTGCCAAGGCCCAGACCGAGGTGACCGATCTGCTGGCCAACCCGCCCCGTGATCTGGATGAGGCAGCGATGGACTATGCCAGGCGCGGCACGTTCACCGCTGAATTGCCTCCGGCGCTGAACAAACTGCAGCAGGTATTCAACACGCCAGCGCTGAAGGTACTGGTGCCGTTCTTCAAGACGCCAGCCAACATCGGCATCGAGGTGGTCGAGCGCACGCCGTTTGCCCCGCTATCCAGCAAGTGGCGCAACGAGATCGCCCAGGGTGGCATCTACCGCGACATGGCCCTGGCCAAGGTGACTCTCGGGTCATCAATCTTGGCGACGTTCGGTGCGCTTGCAAGTGAAGGCCTGCTTACTGGGCGTGGCCCTGAGCGTAAGGCCGACCGCGAAGCGCTGATGCGTGACGGGTGGAAGCCCTACTCTCTTAAGATCGGCGACCAGTATTACAGCTACGCTGGCCTCGAGCCGGTGTCCGCGCTGCTGGCGATCGCATCCGATTATGCCGAGTACGCCAGGCATGAGCCTGATGCCGGCAAGATCGAGCAGGTGTTCATGGGTGCGACCTATGGACTGTACGAATACCTGAAGGAGCAGCCCTACCTGCAGGGCGTGGCCGACATTGCCAAGCTGATTGGCACGACTCCTGATGGCAAGGTCGATGGCGAGAAGATTGTCAACGAGCTTGCTAAGCAATACGGCGGCTTTGTGATCGGCGGTTCGCCTGCCGGTGCTTATGGTTCCCTGGTGGCCAGCATTGAGCGGCTGATCGATCCAACAACCCGTGACGTGCGCACCAACCCAGATTTACCGATGGGCGTGCGCGGGTTCTACGAAGCGTTCAACCGCTACCGCACTCGCCTGCCCTATGCCAGCGAGGCACTACCAGAAGCGCTCAACCTGTGGGGTGATCCGGTGATGGCTAGCCAGGGCAAGGCCTACGAGCTGGTGCTGCCGACTCGCGTGAGCCCTCAGCAGTTCAGCGAAGTCGACGACGCCTTGGTGCGCATGGGCTCACCAGTCGGTATGCCTGAGCGCAAGATCGACGGCGTGGAGATGGATGCGTTCCAGTACAACAGGCTGCTGACAATCTACGGCAAAGAGCTCCCGGCCAAGCAGGAGATCCTGAGAGTGATGCAGACGCCTGGGTTTGATCTGATGAACCTGGACGACCAGCAGAAGACAGTACAGCGCGTGCATTCCAAATTCATGGATGCAGCCAAGAAGCAGCTGCTATCCGAAGACCCTGTCTTGCGAGCCAAGATTGACGAGCTCAAAGAGATGCGAAAAGCCAATGGCCTGTACTACAAGCCATGAGTACAATTTTCAATAGCGAGGATTGAGCGATGGGCGTCCCAATCAATAACGTCCCCAGACGAGCGGTGTACAACCCGAGCGGCACTGGCCCGTACAACTTCAGCTTCGAGATCCTGGCCGCGACCGACATTGCGGTATATCGCGGATCGACTCTGCTGACGCTGACTGCTGACTATTCGGTGACGATCAATCCCAATGGCACAGGGTATGTCACGTTGGTCACGGCGCCAGCCGAGCAGGTCGCCATCGTTGGCAATCGCACGATCCAGCGCACGACCGACTTTGTGACTGGCGGCGACTTCTTCGCTAACTCGCTGAACGACGAGCTTGACCAGCAGACGATCTTCGCGCAGCAGAATTCCGAGTCGGTGGCGCGATCGCTGAAGGCGCCGGAATACGATCCGGCGTCAATCAACATGACCCTCCCGGCAGTCGGCAGTCGCATCAATAAGTATTTGAGCTTTGATGCAAGCGGCAACCCAACGACCAATGCTGGTGCGCCCAATACTCTGTACTACGGATCAGCTGCCACTGATCCAACCACCCGCCCAGATGGCACGGCACGAGTGATCGGAGATCTGTACTACAGCAGTTCGGTCGGGGTTGTCCGCGTGTTTACGGCAGGCGGGTGGGTCAATCTGGGTGGCGGCACTTTCAACGTGTTCAACACGTCGGCCACAACTGGGCAGACCATCATCACAACTGATTACACGGTCGGCGCGGTTCAGGTCTTTATCAATGGTGTCCTGCTGTACAACACCGAGTACACGGCGACCAACGGCACCAGCATCACGCTGGGCACCGCTATGTCATCAGGGGATGAGATCACCGTTATCAGTTTCAATCAGATTGCCTACGCAGTTCCGGTGACGGTAAGCACGTCAACCCCCAGCGGTTCCGCAACAGCTGGCGCCCTGTGGATTAGGATTTTCTGACATGGCTAACCTGTGGGTCTACGACAGCGGCGCGTGGGTAGAACCCAGGGCTGTCTATGCCGCCAACAGCTCGGGCGTGTGGAAATCTGTGCGGCAGATATACCTGTTCCGAGACAACGCTTGGCAAGAAGTATTCGACCAAGAGTTTGTGCCAACCACTGAAACTGCCACATCGATTATCAGGGCCGCTGTAAATATCGAGCCGCACAAAACATATTGGAACCAGACTATTGATGGCAGAAAACTTGGAGATCTGAGTGGTAATGGGGTGATTCAATCCCAAGACGCTCTTGAGATGAGCAAATATGTCGCCGGCAATTTCGCTGGAATGGTTCCAGGTGCTCAGGCATGGGTTGAAAGTACCGTCATCCCGTTTGCAACAGTAGATCCGCCACCATCGATATAGATAGCAACGATTGCCCGCGAGGGTTTCAACGTGTTCAAGAAAAGTAAAGGACACCGCAATGGCAAAGACTAGGAAACTGTCCAACCTACCGAATGCGCCGGCATGGATTGCGTACCGCGCCACGTCAGATCAGAGTGTCACGAGCGCCACATGGACAAAGTTCCAGGCGAACACGGAGTCGCTCGACACGGCATCCGCATTCGATAGCTCGACCAACTATCGGTACACCGCGACCACAGCTGGCTACTACCAGATCAACGGCACGGTTTACGTCAGTGCTGCAAGCGGTCTGACTGCAGTCGGTGCGAAGCTGTACAAGAACGGATTGCCTGCGATTACTGGAACATTGTGTGCGCCATTGTCTGCGACCGAGGGGTGCGCCACGATTTCTGCGCTGGTGTATCTGAATGGCACGACCGATTACATTGAGCTTTGGGGATACGGCACCGGAACTACGGTGGTGTTCAAGGCTGGCGCAGACCTGAGCCATTTCTCTGGGACGATGGTGCGTCCTGCGTGATGAGGTGATCGATGGCAACAGCGAACGAAGTGGAGGCTCGGCTAATGACTCACGAGGAAGTATGCGCGGTCAGGTATGACGGCATCAACGCTAGGCTCAAGCGGCTCGAGCAGATCCTGATCGGCAGTGCAGCGTTCATCATCGCGTTGTTGCTGGGCCTTGTGCTGAAGGTCTAGCAATGATCGAAGTCGCCGTTGCACTCGCTACCGCCCAAGCCGCTGTTGAAGGAATCAAGAAAGCAATCTCGATCGGCAAGGAAGCGCACGAGTGTCTCGGCGAATTCATGCAATTGTTCGACACCCAGGAGCAGCTACAAAAGGCGTCGAACGAAGAGCGCAAGGCCAAGGCTGACAAGCCGCAACAGTCAGTGATGAGCGAGGCTCTCGAGACAGTCATTGCTGCTCGCAAGGTGCAACAGATGACTGAGGAGCTGCGCCAGTTCCTGATCTGGTCTGGCCAGGGTGATGTCTGGGATCAGATCCAGTCCGAGCACAACGCAATCATCCAGCGTCGCAAGGCCGCAGCTCTTGCTGCTCAACGTGAAGCAGAGCGCCTAGAAAAACAAAAGCGTGAGCGAGCGCTGATTGCAACGGTGATCGGAACCGGCGGGATCATTCTGTATCACCTGGTCAACTACATCATCGAGGCCTGGCCAGATGGAAAATGATGAAGACAAGGAAAGCCGGAAGGACGCGGGCGCTCTCGGGTTCATGCTTGCGGTCTGCGGGTTTGTGATCGTTTACATGTTGTATTTGCTGGGGCAATGACATGCGCGACCTAACAGCGGAGCAGATTGAGGTCAGGGTATGGGCAATCATTGCCCTGTCGCTCACGTTTATTTTGGTTGTCAGCGTAGTGTCGATCATCTTGGGCGTGCTGTTTGTCGAGCACGACATGGAGAACATCGCGCCCATCGACGAGAAGTTTCTGTCAATCCTCAAGGACGTGATGATGCTGAGTATCGGCGCCGTGGGTGGCATTGCCGGCAGGCAAGGCGCCAAAGCCGCAGCCAGTTTACTAAAGGAGAAGGGTGATGATTCCGCTCGGGCCATTACTTGAAGTTGGGGGCAAGATCTTAGATCGGGTGCTGCCTGATCCAGTTGCAGCTGAAGCAGCCAAGCGTGAACTCGCAAAGCTCGAGCAGGATGGAGAACTCGCCAAAATGGCGCAGCAGACCAAACTGTTTGAGCTCAATGTCGAGAACACAAAGTCTGCTCGGGAGATGCAGGTTGCGACCAGAAGCAAGATCCCCGCACTGCTTTCCATTGTGACTGTCGCCGGGTTCTTTGGCCTGCTGGTTGGATCTGCGCTCGGGTACATGCAGCTGACCGGCAGCGACGTGATGATGCTGTTGCTTGGCGTGTTGGCGCGTGAGACAGCATCGGTCTACAACTTTTGGTTGGGCTCATCCAACAGCAGCCAGCAAAAGGACTTGATGAAAAAATGAAAGAAAACTTTGAGCCGGCGCTGGAGGCAGTGCTGCACCATGAGGGCGGCTTCGTAAACCATCCCCGCGACCCTGGCGGCATGACCAACCTGGGCGTGACCAAGCGCGTCTGGGAAGAGTGGGTCGGCCATGAGGTCGACGAGGCCACCATGCGCGGGCTGACGCCTGATCTGGTGGCGCCGCTCTACAAGGCCCGGTACTGGGACAAGGTGCGCGGCGATGACCTGCCCGCAGGCGTCGACTATGCGGTGTTTGACGCAGCCATCAACAGCGGGCCAGGCCGTGCTGCCAAGTGGCTGCAGGAAGTTGTGGGCGCAGCGGCTGATGGTTCGATCGGGCCAGGCACGCTGCGCAAGGTAGCCGAGATGCCTGCCGATATGATTGTCGCCAAGTATCAGCAGACCCGCTTGGAGTTTCTCAAAGAGCTGCCGACCTGGGACACGTTTGGAAAAGGCTGGGGCCGGCGAGTGATGGATGTCGCAACCACTGCCGGCAAGATCTCACGCGGCGAACCGTCAAGCCTGGCCTGATTCTGCTGCCCGCTCCTCTGGCGTCAGCATGGCGCCCAGGGCCGAGATGCGTCGGTTATAGCTGCCCATCATCGCGGTCTTGATCACCAGCGGGACGCGGCCTAGCGTGGCTTCATTGACTTCGCGCAGCTCCCTGAGCTTGGTCATGCGCGTGCGGGCTGGTGACCGGCCTGCTTTGGCAGTCTTCTCGGCCAGCGCTTCATAGGCCTCAGCCCACGCTTCGATGGTCGGGTAACTGGCTAGCGGCTTGTCCTGGCCTGGCACCATCATTGGCCAGCCCGGCGCCCCAGGCGGGTTGCCAGACTCGGCAATGATCGCCTCGCGCTCGAGCTCCTCCTCGGTCACCTCTTCGATCTGTACGACCTCGATGCCGGCGGCTTCGACCTGCTGCCGCACTTCCTCGGGGTCGACGGTGTCGGCCAACTGCTGCTCGATGATGATCGGGTCGCTGGTCTGCTCGATGCGGGGCGGCGCGATCGCATCCAGGGGATTGGCAGGCTTTGCCGGCGTTACGTCGCGCATCTTGCGCGGCTCATCGGTCGGGGAGTCCTGGGCTTCCTCGGCGGTGATCAAGCCCTTGAGCACGTCAGGGAAAGCGTCACGCAAGGCGAACCCGCGAGCCCGCATCTGCAGCATCCGCTTGGGGTAGGCCTGCCACGGCCCCTGCTTGCCCCATAGACCGGCCCTCTTGGCGTCCTCGACGGAGAACTTGGCAACGACTGGCATGCGCCCCTTGCGACGGGCAACGCAGACGGCTACCGGGTTCGGCGTGCCTTCGCCGTCAATGTGTTCATCGATGCCTTCGCAAAGCGGTGAAGCCTGTACCAGGGCCATCGCGGCGTCGCCGTACACGCTGGGCTTACCGTTGATCACTGAGATGTTCTGCAACGCCTGCATGGGCGCCAGGCCGATTTCGTACCCCCATTGCACTGCAACAAGGATGTCAGCGGGCTTGCCCTGGTACTGCTTGGGCACCATGCTGCTCGAGGCCAGGTGCTCGCTGAACTGCATGGCCTCGGTGAGGGTGGCGGGCGCGAAGCCCCGGTGGGTAGTCAGTTGCATTGCTGCGCCTCCTGTGTGAGCTCTGCTTTGATGGCCTCAAAGACAACAGCAACGATTGAATGAACAATCTCCTGTGCCTCATCGATTGAGATCAGTGGGTCGGCTGCGCGGAGCGCTTCGATCGCTCTGTTGTTTGCTGCTTCCAGGTCATCGTTCATTGTTTTGTTTCCTTGATTGAGAGGGTAGACTGACGGACAGAGTAAGCCGCTTTGGCAGGGACTTGTTTTGCCGGTTGTGCGGCGTAGTTTCGCATTGGCCAGCGGATTTCGAGGTTGCCGGCGGTGCCACGATTGGCAGTGCGCAGCATCGTTTTGAGCTCCATCTCAGCCTCTTCGCGCTCGCGCTCAGCCTCGGCAATTGTCTTCTTGATCTGCATGATCTTGCGGGCCAGGCGCTCGCCCTCGGTGCCCAGATCAATTGCAGCCTCATCGGCCTGCGGGAACATGCGATCAGCGTCCCTGCTGCTGGTCGGCGGGTACCACTCGATGGTTTGACTCTTCTTCCAGATGTCCAGGCGGCGCTGGAAGTCGACGGTCACGTCGATGATCTTGTCGACGGTCGGCTGATGCGGCGCGAACAGGAACAGCCGCAGCTCGGTGCCTTGGTACAACACTGCAACGCAGCCCCAGCGGGCCTGCATGATGTCCATCTGGGCCTGCAGCTGGATCGGGCCACGGTAGAGCGCTGGCACGTCCTCCGGGGCTACGGCGGTGAGCTTGGCCTCAAGCACGCCGATGCCGGCCAGCTCGATGCTGTCCTGACCGACGACGCAGATGCCCTTCTCATAGTCAGACGTAATGATCTGCCCACCACCGTCAGCGGTGCCGTCCAGGCTGCAGCAAAGCGGCATGTCCGGATGGAACTTAGCCTCTGGGTAGTCGGTGACCAGGTCGACCAGGCGCAGCCGGCGTGCGGCCTCGCGCAGGATGATGGGCTCGAGCTCATTGCCCCAGGCCATTGCCTCATTGCCGTCGGTGCGGACTGATTCGCCGCGCATGGCGCCGATGCTGAACTGCAGCTCATCGTTGGGTGTGCGGTACTTCGACAGGCCCATCAGCCCAGGCAAGCGGCTTGCGCTGAGCATGTCGTCAGGTGTTACTTTGCTAACCATTTGATTCCTCCTTAAGCAATACGCAATAGTTCGACAGATCCACCAGTGATGCTGCTGCTGTAAGAGCTCGGCCCCCAAAGTTGATGCGCGACAGACGTGACTGTCGACTGCAGGTCAGTCAAATCAAAATGAGCAGGCGGTATCACGGCCACGTCCCCAATGGCCAATGATTTCAGATGGGGCCGCACATAAGCAGACCGTTCTCCCCATTTGTATTTGTTTCTGAACTTGCGCTTGCGTAACGGCGCTATTTGCAGCTGCCCATATTCATTGCCGTCTGACGCAATGACTTTGTACTGGCAATTTAATGCGTCCAGAATTTTCAACGCATGCGCCAACGATTTGTCCTTTACTGACATCATGCCTCCCTCAAGGTGTAGACACGCACTGCTCGCGCATGTGCGGCTGGATGAAGCGCCTCGGTGTACCCGATAGCGCGGAACTGCTTGCCGCGTAGCACTGCCCCGTAGACGCTTGGATGCACGCCTGGCGGAAGTGGCATCTGCTCGCGGATCTCATTAATGCTGACGCAGCCGTCACGCTTTGCAATCGCCACGGCAAGGGCTCGGCACTTGTCGATGACTTCTCCATGCGTGACGCTGAACATGGCCAGCTGCGAGTCTCTGATTGTCCGTCCTGACTGGTTCATAGGATGAGCCCCAGCGCCAGGATGACGCACAAAACGATGGCCGATGCCATCAGCCAGGGATGGCGATCTGTGCGGGGCTTGGCCAGCAGCAGTGCCTGGGTGAAGATCTCCTCATCGGTGATCTCCCTGCGCACTCGAGGTTCCCAGCGGGTGCCGATTGGCACCTTGCAGAGCGGCTTTGAATCACGCATGTAATGCCTCCATTGTGGTGATCAGGTTGCGGACTTGCGACGGCGACCATGCCGCGCCGCCGCGTGGGGTGGTGATGCCGCGTGCTTGCAGGGCTGCGGCGATGTCACGCAGGGTGTGGCACCCGGCGCGTTGGATGTCAGCGATGATCGGCGCCAGGCGCTGGGCAAACGCGCCAGCACGGGCCTTTATAGCCGCGTTACCAGCAGCGCTGCCGCGCTCAGGTGTCGGGCACCCGAGCTTGACGCCACGGGCCTTAGCAGCGGCCAGGGCGGCTTTGGTACGGCGGCTGATCTCTTCGCGCTCATGCTGGGCAACTACGGCGCGGATGCCGAACTCCAGGGTGCCGGCGTGCGGCATGTCAGCGGCAACGATCTGCACGCCAGAGTCGCGCAGGGTCAGCAGGAAAGCAGCCTGGCGCGACAGGCGGTCGATCTTGGCAATCAGCAGGGCAGCGCCGGTACGCTTGCACATAGCGATGGCAGCGGCCAACTGTGGTCGGTCATCGTGCTTGCCTGATTCGATCTCGGTAAATGAGTGAATGATGCTGTCAGCATAGGCTTTGACTGCAGCCTGCTGGGCCTCGAGGCCAAGGCCGGACTGGCCCTGGCGCTCAGTTGACACGCGGAAGTAGGCAACGTACTTGGTCATGATGTCCTCTATCTGGGATCAACGGATGACGACGGGCGCAAGCAGCAGGATTGGCAGCAGCGCCCAGGGTGAGCCGGTGGCGAGTGCGGCGCCGAACCCGACGCCGACTGCGATGAACGCAAGGGTGCGCATTATTGCGCCGCCAGATGATCAGCAGCGGCGCGGATCATTGCCTGCATCGCCGGTGATTTGTAAGTCTGCAGAGCTTGGTCAAAGGTCGCAAACGATTTGCCGAGCCCCTTCCAAACACGGTGCGAAGCGTTCTGGCAGCAGACCCAGATCGGGCCGTTAACGCTCTTCCAGATCTGCGCTGACTGCTTACCGCAGCGCAGATCAAACATGTGAGCGCCGGTTTCGTGGGCTTTGTAGGTGATGAGAACTTGCATGTTCAGACTCCTGTTTCTCGGTGGTCTGCGATACCACAGTGATACCGCTGAAGCGAATACTCTCACGCTGTTTTGGGCTTGTCAAATACTGTGTGCATTAGGGCAAACCCTGAATGACATGGCATTGATGACGGACAAGGGTGTATCCTCCCGAAATCATTGCGATACAAGAGGAGCGGGATGGATTCCTACAAGCCATTCATGGTGCGGCTGAAGCCCAGCACCAGGGAGATGTTGGACAAAGCGGCTGAAGACCAGCGCCGCTCGAGGGCCAGCATCATCGACGAGCTGATACGCACGCACCTGGCGAG